ATGAAGAGGGGGGGTACGTTTAGCGAGACCCCCCCTCCCCATACTGCTGTCACTCTCGTATCACGAGAATGTACTTGCCGTTGACGTTCTCTTCGACAATGTCACGCATTGCCTGTTCCCGGTCCGCCTCCTGGTCAGCTTCACTCAATGAATCAGAAGTAATGATGATCCGATCGAGGTAGCCGGGGGTGTTGTAACCATGAGACATGTCCCAGATGAACCATTGATCCCACTCATCGAACGGATCGAAAGGATTATCTGATGTACTAAGCATCATAGCCATCAGGTATCTCCTCTCAGAGAGTTCTTCAGTGTGGTCAGTGATACTCCTAGAGCTTGAGCTACCTCAGCCTGTGTATGGCCAGCGGCCAGCATGGACTGTGCCCTCTGAAGATTCTCTCCACCCATCAGCGTTGTTTGCTTGGGGGTGGCCAACTTCTTCACAGTTTCTAGGTCTGCATTGTCTAGGATCGTCTTCAGTTTGCTTGGGCTAATAGCCCGGGCTTGAATGGCCTGCCATTCTTGAGGGGTGATGACAATCTGATCTTTGCCAGCATTTGTCCTCAGCCTTGCTTGCTGAAGGGCCTGGAACTTGACTCTCTTGAGCTGCGATGCATCCATGTCAGGATTGTCTGCCCGCTTCTGCGACAATGTAGTATTGGCGTAGATCTGAGCTTGACGTTCCAAAGGTCTGTTCCGGATGGCCTGGTTGAGCTTGGCCGTAAGGGACTTAACCTCTGCGTCATATGCACGGGCAGCAGAAGGCAAAGCTTTGTCCTGCTTGGTGTTGACAAGTTCCTTCCTTGCCATGTTTGCCAATGCCTTCATCCGATTGCTGTGTTCGGCATAGACAGCCTCAATGGTTGTACCTGGTTTGTCCTTAGACCCACCAGATGTCAACACAAAGGCGTCATCTTCCATTTCCAGCTTCTTGCGCGGCTGAGTGGGGAATCGTATCTTGCCCGTTCTGGGATCGACAAACTCCTCACCCTTAGGCACAAGGATCTTCTTTCCTGTGACAGGATCGATGCCTCGTTGCTTCACAGCTCTAGCGTTACGATCAACAGACCCTGCTCGAGAGATTAGCGTCGATGCGCCACCTGCTGGGCCTGTTTCCTTGGGCTGGTACTTCTGTTGCAAAGCCCTAATGCCGTTCTGAATCTCTGATTCCTTGTAATCCAAGTGATGCTTCTCGGCATCGATGACAACCATGGAGTGCTTGACTGCACGAGCAAGCTCGTCGTTGCTAGCACCACGAATCGTCATATCAGTGATCAGGTTTGACACCTTGCCCATGTGCTGCTGTTTGCCCGAAGGAGAAGGCTTCTTTGGCGTACCATCTGGCTTAACGCCATAATCAACCTTCTGAGCCTTGGCATCCCATCTTCCACCATCGATGGTTTTCATACCATCGTAAGGCGGGTATTCCCTTTGCGGCTCAAAGTGCTTCAACTCTTCCAGAGAGGGAGAGTTCTTGATAGTTGTGCCAGGACGCTGAGGAATGACAATGACAGAGTCACCGTCGAAGTCAGCACCAGACAACTTTGCTGCCACTTTGGGATTGATACCAATAGCGTCAGGCGGATGATCGCCAAATGCCTCTCTTGCGGGGCGATGCCTGTTGTTGACAGTCAGCTCTGGAATCTCGAAGGTACCACCGTGGGGGTATCGGATGAGGACCACACGGTCGCCGTTTTTGTACGTCGGCGCGTAGACCTCCGTCTCTTTCATCGTTGGGATGGGGAGGATGACTCGAGACGCCTGGCCCGGAAGAGCTGCTGCTTTGAGATGAACAGCCGAGGAATCCGCGCCATCCGCAAAGGACTCGAGAAGCTTCACTCGGACTGCCGGATTGGTCAGACTCATGATCTCATCGAGACCTTCTCTTGCTTCGTCATATGTAGCTTGAAGTTGACGACGAGCAAGTGTAGGAGCCTGCTTTGAGAGGAACTGAGACGACAAAGTCCTAGACCAAGTCTCCCAATCGCCCTCTTCATTGAGCTTGTTCATCACAGAAGTGACTTTGCCGGTTTTCTCGTCAAGAACCTGCCCATTCGGCTTGATCACCGCACCAAACGGGTTGTCCATATCGACGGTTCCGTCGTCCTTCTTCTTGAGCTCCTTCATGGCATCGAGTTTGCTACCACCAGGGCTCTTGTTGGTGTTGAACTGAAGATCTACGCCCTTCGGCATATCCGGTTTGTAGACCGCCATGCCTTTGAGGTAGTGGGTTCCGTCGACCATGATCCGGACTTGAGCATAGTGCGAGGCCCCGAGCGAAACATCCTTGACGCCGGGCCTGACATAGATGACTCCATCCGCAAGGCTGCCTCCCTGATCGGCGTAAATGATGCCGATCCGTCTCGAAGAGATTGAGAGAGGCGGTTTAAGGCCAAGGATAGTTCTTCCATTGTCTTTGGAGAACTTTCCCAAAGCGTCAAGCTGCTGAATCTTGTCTTTGTTGGCATTGAGCTCCTTGTAGGTCGTTCCAGGAGGCGCAAGAACTCGGATCGTGGTCTTGTTTCCGGGTGCGGTGCCCAATTGGTCGACCTGCACCTTGATGACCTCGTAGCCCTTCTCTCGAAGAACCGCTACAGCCGCCTTGAGGCGAGATTCAGCGATTCCGAGATGCTGTTCTACACCAGTGCCGATGTCAATGAAGCGCTTTGACGCAACACCCTCTTCCAACATCCTCGAGATGTTGTGGAGAGCATCAATCTTTGCGCGAGCATCGTCGGCAAGCAACGAGCGAACAGTTGACTCTTTCGTCTTCGTGCCGAACATCTTCTCGGCGATGGCCGTGTGAGACCACCCCTTGTCGCGAAGCTTCTGAGCCATGTGAATCTGTTGCTGCTTCTGCTGAGCCTTGGCGATAGTGCGAGCCGCCCGGTATTCAGTAGTGCTGATTCCGACCATTTTGCAGGCCTCTGTGATGGACATGTTGCCCTCGGCCTTGATCTTGTCGAAATACTCCAAGAAAGCTCGGTTGCGAGCGTTCTCAGTACTACCAGAGCCCCAAGGGTAGCGACCTGACCTACGAAGGATGCCGTAGTGAGCCAGGTAGTTGTCCTTCTCCATGAGCTCGCTCACCACATCTCCTCCTCTTGCTCCCGAAGGTCGTCAATGCGCTTGCTGAGGTACTTGATTCGCTCCATGATGTGCATGATGTCATCAGGATCCGGAACGTGAATCCGGAAATCGTCATTCTGGTAAATCCGAAGTTCGTGTTTGATCTTGAACGGGTTTACCAGATACTCCAAACAGAAGTAGGCATCGTACACCTCCAACTGCTTGAAAGACGTCAAAGCCTGACCATTCTTCAGATCATGAACGCGAAGAAAGTTTTTGCGGAAGCCAATTGCGTCGGCAGTGGCAAACGAATTAGCGTTGTACATCAACAACTGCTCTGGTCTCATTCGGAAACCGATAGCGTGGTTGACATACAGCGCAAGTGTCGTCTGCCCCTTCAACGGGATTTTCAGACGGATTGCTTCCGCAGCGAAAGTGTGAAGCTCAGTACCACGCTTGGCTTCCTGTTGCATGTGGTACACGCGGTCGAATTTGTCATCCTCGTAATTCAACCAGTGGTACTTGCTCGCACTCAGGTGAGTCGAGTGTTGGCCTACGAAGGCCGAATGCCTGTGCCAGATCATTCAGAACCTCTGCTTCGTTTGCTGGGTAAATCACTGCGCCGAACCACCCGTTGGTGTTAGCCCAGTAGACATACCACTTCTGATTGGGTTCGAAGTCTGACTCGCGCATCGGTTTCTCGGGCTTGACTTCAAGCCAGGCCCAGCGTTTCCGCCAGAAAACCGAGAGATCGGGAATGCCTTGACGGTAGCCGGAGTTGTTCTTCAGGATGTCGCATTCGCCAGGGGGGAAGAGTCCTTTGATCCTGGGAATCAACTCACGTTGGTAGTCTCGTTCTAGCATTCTCACCTCCCAAAACAGACAAATAGAGAGGAGACATGGTCCCTCCTTCTATTATAGTCTGCGTTTGCGACGCGAGCCAATACTTACTGTGTCACACGTGCAAATCGTTGCCACGTGGGAAAGCAGGGGCTGCCGTTAACAACAGATTTCATCACATCTTCCTCTAAGAGACCGTATTTACGCGCAACTTGACGCGTGTCGTCGAATTCCTCGCTCGTCTCCACGTCGTAGATCTTTGCAATCATCAGAGGCGTGGTAAATTCTTCGAACTGATGAAAGAACTTGACTGCGAACCACCGAGGTCGCCAGGCTAGATTTTCTGCTCGGTTATCGTTGCGATCGCCGTTCAAATTGATCGGTGTGTTGAACTGTGCTGATTTTCCCTGCACAAACATGGTCGCCACGAGCCTTGGGACCGACAACGTAACCTGCCGACCCTCGTCCCGCTTCATCAAGCCTACCCGGACGACGCCATATTGGTTTGGTGAGAGCTTAAGGTGTTGGTTCTTCTGCTCATTCATCACCTGGCCTTCGTCGCTCACCGCATATCCGGGAAAGCTCATTGAATCAAGTTTGGCCCAATTCTCCATCTACCTAAGACCTCCACTCGGGAATCCTGCCCGTTCTTTTCTGCACCGACCGCAAACAAATCGCCAAAGCGGATGGTCTGGTGTTCCTCTGTTTACATGCTTCCACACGTGGCCGCTAAATAGACAACGAAGCATCAATCATCCTTCAGCGCAGCAAGGACATGGTTAGACCAATCCTCGAGATCGTCGTACGTTGATGCCACAGCTCGAGTTAAAGCTACAACCATATAGCGCATGTGTATGGCCGTGTAGTGATTTGTGGTATCAGAAACGAGAGCCATAAGATGACCATTGTCGTCGCTTCCCGCTTCTCTAGCCATGATGGCTCTTGTAATCAAACTTCTACAGTCCTCAAGAACCTTCTGTTGCAGACCGTCCATCACGCCTCCTTCGGCATGTTCTGATGTCCACGCAGATTGATAGTGTGGCCCGTACGCTTGTGATGAGCCAGCCCCTTCTTAGCGAGCTTGTCGAAACTTGTTCCCGACTCAAGGAAGTTTCCGCACGTACATTGAATCACGTGTCGCTTGTTGATACCTGGCTTGAACCAGATGTAGTCGTTATCTACGACCTCTTGCTCTTCAGGCGTAGATCCCTCGAGATAGATCCTCAGATCCTCAGTGGACATGTAGAAGAAGATGTCCCTGGTGAAGATCTCAGCAGTTTTCTGCAGCTCTTCCTCGTCGAAGTTGAAGATGTACAGCTTCTCATCATCGGGACTGTACCCATACACTTGAACCGAGTCTTCTAACACTTTCGCCACCTTACTAGCTCCGATACGTAGTTTTTACGTATTGCCAAGATTTCTTGAAGAAAACTTTTTAAAAAACTCATTCCTAATACTTAACCTAAATTCCGCGCGTAGGGATAGGGTTTACGTACTGGAAATGACATTTTAGAAAAGTTTTTCTACTAAAATCTTGGCAATTACGTATTTTGCCTAGACAGGTGAGAAACGGGCTCTTTTACGCGGTATACGTAAGCTGTATACGTACGTACAAGGCCCGTCACTCACCCGTCAATTCTGTCAAAACCCCATTTTTGCCCCGAATCGGGCCTCGTTGAAGCTCTTCTTGAGTCCCAGGCTCTTGGCCACGGCAAGGTCGATCACAGACTTCGAAATCAGCCTGTAATAGTGCAAATCCGAAAATGACGTACTCAATCTGTCAATTCTGCCGTGTGCCTGGTGCCAATTCTTGTATGAATAGGGCATTGAGTAGAACACCATGGCGTCAGTCGAAGTACACTCCCAGGCTTCCGCCCCGGCCACATATTGAACAAGGTAGACCCACGATGTGGTAGTGGGAACCTCCTCGTGCTTGTGTCCATTCCACTCCGCGACCTGAAACTGCGGCGTAGATCCAGAACTTTTGCCATGCGAGGAGAGGCCCGACGACTTCTTCGACGCGGTTGACAATGGCTTCGTACTCTTCGGCGACAGTCTGCCCGTGAGTAAGTCGGTACTTGTCTCGGTTTGCGATGTATCGATCGCTGGCCTTGAGCTGTGTGAGGGATTCCCAGGCCCCGGTAGGTAGCGGCTCTTCTGGTGCTCCTTCTGACATTCGTTATCCTCCAAAGATCTTTCTGAAGTTGCGGAGCTGGTCGTCGGTGAGTGCTCGAATGCGCTGCTCAACGCGTTCATTTGCGACGACATTGACTCCATCGATGTTGATGTTGTACTTGTCTTTTCGTTCGATGAACGGTCGTCGTCCGGACAGATCTCCCCGCTCTCCCGCAACTCCCCTGGCGTTGACGTCCCGTCCCTGCTCGTCTTCGACGTAGTCGTACTCGGGCTTGTCGAGCTTGATGGGTTCTCCCACCTCTCCTCTGGAGGTCCCGCAGTGTGCACAGACGTCTCCGCCGGTTGCGATGACTTCCTTGTAGAAAAGGCAGTAGTGTTCCCAGATCCGTGGTCGAGACTCTCTGGGTCGGTCGTTTTCCGACGCCCCGCACTCTGCGCACGGTTGCCCGACTTTGAGAGTGATGAACTTGTTTGCGAGGGTCGGAATTCCAGGGCAGATGTGACTCCAGGTGTCTGGCGATCGCACCATTCCGTCTGGTCCGGGGATGAGTCCGAGCACCTGCAGCTCGAGCCGGATGTGCTCGCTGAGTCCTCGTCGACTCCACTGCTGTGGTGTATCGGACCCTGGGTACTGTCCCTCCATTGATTCTCCTTCTCCGTATAGTGCTGAGCGCATTTCTCCGTCGAGCTCTTTGAACAGTTCCCATCGCATTGGGTCGGTAGGTGGACTGTTCCGCACATCTCGCAGAACCCGTCCTCCCAGATTGTCCCGACGAGGCCTGCGCGAGCCGCAACGTGGACATCCGAAGAGGACTTTGTAGACGTAGGTGTCTGAGTTCTTGACGCATCGGTGAATCCAGTGTCCGCTGTCGTCAATGTAGTCGGGTCCTGACCATTCCATGTGCGATGGTCTTTGTCGTTTCGAGTATGTTGTGCCGATGTAGAAAACTTCTGGGTGTGGTCCAGGATCGGCTCTGAATCGATAGTCGTTGGGATCGATGTCGAATTCTCCATCTGTAGATTCTTCAGGCCCTTTGTCAGCTTCTCTGAGGACGTTGAGTGGGAAGACAAACTCAGATCCGTCTTTTGCGAATCGATCGGGATCTCTAGGTCCTTCAGACCCTCCCTCAGAATCTCCAGCTCGAAGTCGAAATTGTAGAACACAATCAGTCTGGGATGTGTTTTCAATAGTGATCTGATTGCCTCTAAGCGTGACTCGTCCGAATAGACAATCTGTCTCATCACACGGAAGAGTTCCGACGCGTCCGTCAGCGGCCGCTTCTCTAGCACATGCCATCTCTTCGTCACCAGTTCCTTTACTGCGTTCTTGTCATAGTCAACCCAGATGTCGTGACTATGCCTTGTAGTGTGCTTTTCGTACGGCATGTCCACCAGCAGTTGGTTACGCCAGCGGACAAGCTTTCCTACCTGTCGGTATCCGACGACCTTGTAGTACTTGCCCGTCCACTTCTGAACGACGTGATCGTCCTTGAAAGCTGTAAGATTCTTGATGAATCCGTTAGCCCTAAAGACGGGCACATAATCGAGCCAAGTGTCACCCGGAGTTGCTGAAAGCATGATCCAGTGATTGTTTTCGGCAATCTTGTAAAATGCCTTAACCCAGGCACCACTTCCGACAAGTCTCTGCTCGTCGAAGATGAAGAATGCATTCTTGATGTCCTTGTACTTGTCAATGTTATTCCAGGAGTCTACGGTTAGAAGAGCTCCCATGGTCGTCTTGGGATGTGGCGACATACCAATCTGGATGAAGATGTCTTGCCAGTCGTGCTTGTTGCGCTTTTTTGCGGTGGTGATGATCACTACATCCCGGGGTGCTTCGTTCTCGAGGTAGTAGCCAACCGCAGTATGGCTTTTGCCGACGCCCACACCTCCTGCGAGGATGCAGCCGTTATGCATTTTCTTGACTGCTACCTCTTGGTGTGGCTTCAGCTCGAATGTCAAGCGTTACTCCTTCTTAAGCTTTTCTGCTTCTCGTTCGTACTCTCGGTGCTCTCTACAACAATGCCCGTTACCGTCAGTCATGATCTTCAGACAGCTTGTGTCGGGGTTGAAAGTGCACTTGGTTCGTTCGAGCTTCAGTCGCTTGCACGCGTCGCAGTTGACCTGCTGTTCGAACCAAGCAAACCAATGGTCTTCTTGAGCGCGAGTATACTGACCACAGAGCGCATAGTCAGTGAAACTGGTTCCTTCGGGAGCTCTCTCCCAGTCCGGATAGTGGTAGGTTTTCTCCATCGCTACTCGACACCCCTCATTTCCCTGTCAACAAGCCCAATCATCTCTTCCCAGAACCATTTATCTACCTCGGGGAAAGCTAGGTCTTTCAAATCGTCTTCGTCTACGAGCTGCCACCACAAGTAATGGCCTTCCTTGTAGTAGACGTCGATTCGATAGACAACACACCGACACAAGTAGCAATCTTCTGTTTTCAGATTCTGATCTAGCTCTTGGTCGTGTCCGTGGTTGTATGGTTTCTTTGATGCGTAGACATCCTCCCAGCGATGGTCGCGCTCCATCATAAGAAGTCATCTCTGTGATGGGGCATACCACACCAGCACGCATTTAGACTGTGGGCTAGTTTTCGCTTGTCCTCGTTTGGGTTGCCGAGTAGCCTGAGGCGAATGAACTCTTGGATGGAGGCTTCTGGTCCTAGCTCCATTTCAGCCATAGCTTGAAGGCGGTCTCGCTCACGAACGCTCAGTCGAAGACCGATCTGAACTTTCCGATGCCTGTTCTCCGTTCCTGGGTTCGCCATCAGGCTTCCGGCCCTTCAAGACTCATGTCCGGAGCAACGAAACCGTAATGACAGGCTTTACAGGCTCGCAAGACGTCTCGATCCCCATGAGGAACCCACCCAAGTTCGTGCTCGGATTTGGCGGTCAGTTGAAGAATCTCCTGATGTGGCGACGGAGATTCGTTGATCTCGAAAATGTTTCGCGGTTGAGGCTTGGGATGCGTCCATAAGAACAACCAAATGCCTATCCCACCGAAAACAAATAGAAGAACCGTTATCATGCTCTCTGATCTCTCATCTTAATACCCTTTCTGTAGAGCTCTTCGCGTGTTGGTGGGCGAACTTCTCTTTTGAAAGGCGCCAACACTTTCCCATCGAATAACAAGACACCGTTTCGCTTCAGCTTGAATCGTTTCATGTTGACGTTGAAATGGCGGTGGTGCATAGAACCTGGATGTGGGGCGCACATACAAATCCATCCGTCGGACTGACTCGCCGCATGAACGCCGCAGTATCCAAGCTCTTTCATCTTCTTGCAGATGTTTATGTGTCGACGCTTTCTACGATCAGGCACGATCCATCTCGATCGCTAGAAGCACATTCGAACGGGCTAGCAAGAGCGGGATGAGCACGTAGTTCCCTTCACGGTCTTGGAGCTGGTAGACGTTTGTTCCTTCTACCCATTCATCCTTTACTCTTTCGAAGTCTTTCTTGACCGCCTCGATCTGCCGGTCGATCTCGACCAGAGTTTTCCGCAGAATAGAGTCCAGCCCTGCTACCTTTCCCATGATGCTAAACATCTCCTTCTGAAATCCTACGGTGTAATCAATCGGTTTTCCGGGCTTTAAGATCGTGCCTTTCCAGTAGAGAAACGAAGCACTTGGAGAGTTCCACAATCCTCTACGCCAAAGCAAGATTTTAAGACGTCTCCTCATGCTTCTCCTTGTGGTGCTCTTTGGTCCAGCGATAGGCATTCCGGACAAACACTACGGTATAAACTGCCGTACCTATCAAGAAGGCGTAGTAGCCAGTGATTAGCGAGAAGATCACCCACATGATCTGGTTTGCTATGTTAACGTACCAAGCCCACCAAATCTTTCTACCCGCTAGCCAGAAGCCCGACACACCTACTAGAGTCACGACCCATGACCAAACTTGATCGTTATTCACTTTCCTCCTTGCTGAGTCTCCACGGAATTCCCATTGATAGAGCTCCTGAACGAATCTTTGCGCTTGTCACAACGGGATCGATTCCCTGGGTTTTGTCTTTGACTACTTCTGTCGCCCAGAAAGTTGCGCCCACAACGTCTGCAATAGCCAAAGCCTTGTCTCGGGCTTCGTCATTGAATGTGATTTCGGCGGTAATGCTGCCGTCTTCTTCGCGGCGAAAGTCTGACGCCTTGCCCCACACTGCTTCTGGATCGTTGTGGTTGAAATTCCAAGTGACCGGCACGTCTCCTTCAGGGAACTTCAGAGATCCCGGTGCGAGGATGTAGCCGAATCCGTGGTCCACACCCTCGTATGCGACGACGTGCCTCATCCGAATCGCCTCGCCCGCAGTCCGTGACGCTTGTCGATCTTTCGCATTTTCCACCAGAGACCCAGTCTGGTGTGTGAGGTGACTCGAGCGATGCGCTCAGCCCAGTGGTACAGATCCGCTCGCTTGGGCTTCTCGTCCGAGTAGATCTCCCAGTCGAAACCGGGTGCCCAGTCAAGCGGGCCTTGACGAGATCGGATAGGTCGCTTGTTTTCCATCACTTCTCCTTGTTGAGTTTGTACCGATCGTCGTGCCTCGGATGCGTGTCTTTGAATTCCAGAAGCACGAACGAATGCCATGCCACACAGACCATGTGATGCGATCCAGTGTGGTTGTAGCAGGTAGATCCTTGTGGGACTGTTCCGATTTGAGCAGCTAAGGCGTACATAACATCGTTAACACGAATGATCCAGGTTTGATCTCCGCTTACCACTCTTTGTACTTCTCTCGAATCAAAAGCTATAACGCTAGGCTTCTCTCCAGCTTTCCCTTCTACAAGGAACGCACATGCCTCAGGCTCGTTTTCACACACGTCGTAGTCGTAGCCAGCCAACCAAGCAACTGAGTGTCGCTGGATGGCATCGTATGACTTGGTCCATTCGTATCCCGCACGCCACTGATGCTCGTCGTACTTCTGAGCTCCTCGTCCGAAGTGAGTTGCTAGTTCTGTGAGAGGTCCGGCTGGGATCAGAGAGTGACGCTCGATCTTGACGCCCTTCTGGCCTCCTGTGGAGGAAACGGTACGTTCTTCACGACTCATCCGACACTCCCGCGTTATGTGCAGTCACAAGTGCTTCGACGATGTTTCTCTGAGTGGGTCCCTCCCAGTGCGCTATCGGCTGTCCATCTCCGTTCAGAACTCGACCCCAAGGAACAAGTTCGCCGTCTCTTGTGTCGTCTGTAACAGTCCAATTCATTTGTTCTCCTTCTTACAAATGTGAGCTACCGCTTGGTTGTCGAACTGAACGATCATGCTCTCTTCGTTCTTGATGATTTTGGAGACTTGAACGGCCACGCGAAGCCATTCTCCACACCCAGGGCATCTGAGTGGTGTAGTGCTCATACAAGTTCCTTTCGGTGACGATCGTTCAAACCGCGCGCTCGCATCTCCACACCAGCTCGGTGGAGAACTTTGAGAATCGTCGACTTGGCCAATCCAAATTCCTTGGCCAAACCCACACACCCGACTCCTTCGAGATAGCTCGAAACGATTTTCTGGTCTCGTGAGCGATTCTCGTCTCGCTCGGCAGCACGTCTAGCTGCCTGCGCTATTTGAATACCCATCCGCCCACTATCCGACATCGGACCGGTGTGAGTAGGCCCCCGTCGAACAGGTTCACGGGGCGGCTTGGATGAGAAGGTTCCGCAGATGTGAAAGCCTGAGTACTTCCAACCACAGATAGGGCACGGCATTATCGCTTTACCTCCTTCCACTCTCCGTCTACGAATTTGACAAGCACGCCAAGATCGGATGCCTGCTTTCCAGGAGCCCAGGGACTCATGCCTCGCAACACATCCGCCTCGCTGAACCACGTAGGATCGGTGATGATGGTTCCGTTAGGCGCCATAATTCCGTGAGGAATTGGATCGTCGCTCTTGAGATGCTCTAAACCTTCGATGCCCATTACTTCCTCCCATCCCACGCGTTGTGAATGACGAACCACGCATAAGTACCGTCTTCTCGTTCGATTGCTTCAGTGGTCGGCAGGCACGGACAGTCCTCGACCAGATGCTCCAGCGCATCGTCTTCAGGGACGCAGTGGACTTCGTTGATCGAGTCGAAAGCGTAGTTTTTCCACTTCTTCATCTACGCCCTTCTATCATCACCGCTGCTTGCGCCATCCCGTTCAGATAGTCCCAGCAACGTCCGAAATTCATAGCAGAGTGTCCCCAGCCTCCGTAGGGTGTAGCACCATGAAGACTGAACATCCCAGGACTCATCTCAGAGACACATACCTTGATGTTGTGGTCCGCAAGCAATACCCCAGCATGCCACCGCAACTTGTCGATGTCCTCCCAGTCTTGGCCAAGCTCTGGTTCGATGTGCGAAGACACTCGATGAGGACCAAGTTCTTCAAATACCCTACGCACGGACAGAGGCTCTCCGCTAGACTCTTCTCCTAAGATGAGTTTTTCTTCTCGCCTCATTCTCTTCCTCCGTTGGATCGCTTGGTGTTGCACCGCCCACAAACTTTCCGCATGGGCGGCACCTTCTTACCGCACTCGAGACAGAATCCTGTGGGCTTGGCGTGGCTAATGAAGTGCCCCTGGAGGCTCTCAGCGAGGATCTGATCGGCTTCTGAGAGGACTTCGGGACTTACCCGCTTCGGCTTCCTGATCGGGTCTCTAGTGCGCTTGTAGAGGCGCCCTACTATCTCCGTCCGATGCTTCTTCCTGCCCGCCATGTTTCGCCTCCTCTGCAGGCATATACGAAAGGTCTAGAGTGAAACCGATAGTCCGGTTCTTGATAGCTTCTTCGGCAATAGCGGCAGCCACATCTCCATCTCGGAACTCGAGCTTGACAGATCCGTCATTGTCGATCACAAAAGAACAGTACAGATTCTTTCGCGATGGCGTATTGATCGTTGTGTAGCCTTCGATACTTGTGTAGTCAGTACCCATGGGCACTACAATCCTTCCGGTTCCGTCGTATATGAGATCGTTCATGCTTTTCCTAATCTAGTGGTGCGCTGCCCGATCAGCGCACCACACGGATTGATGTCAGGCGTTGTGGTACGACATGTAGCAGGGGTCGTAACAGTAGGCGAGGATCCTGCGCCAGTAGGGCGACGCTGGGACGACCTGAAGCAGGACGAACCCGCTGCCGTTGTACACGTACGTCTTGACCTTCTTGCCCTCGGGAACGAAGAAGTTCTGGGCGTCGTGCATCCCGCGATCGACGGAGCACTGGCCACGCTGGAGCAGGATGATTGCAGACCCCTCGTCCACAGCCGCCTGAATGGTGATCGGCTTGTCGATGCCGAACCCCACAACGTGACAGACGTTGGTCGCACTAGCGAATGCCGCGGGAGGTGCCGCGATGGTCAAGCCCAGCAACAGACACAGACTCGCAAACACGGCCGTGACGTGCTTCATGATGATGTTCATGCTGATTCTCCTTGATTTGCGATTCATCTAGGTTTGTTGAATTGTGAACCCAATTGGATGAGTCCTTTCGTGCCCCCTTCCAAGATGATTGACGTACGTACCCTTCGTGATGGCGTCTAGCTGCTTCCAGAGAACTGGATTGTTGAGGCGCTTCTTGGTGATCTTCTCCCAAGGGTCCATCTTTGGAGCAGGGCGTTTGTGGTAGGTTCTGACGTATCGCAGGAAGTACGTCTCGCCAAGAGCTCCCCCCAAATCAAGGCGAGCCGCCATGTAGTACTCAGCCATCTACCGACTTACTGAGCTCTTGGGGCGCTCGACTCATGATGTCGTATGAGTTCTCCCGGAATCCGAATCGCTTGTAGAACTGCTTGAGCTGTGGATAGCTCAACTTCGGCTCGTCTCCGAACGGAGCGACACGAAGGATCAAGTTGATCTGCACACCGTCGGCCCAATTAGCGACACGCTGCATCAATCCGGTGCCGTGTCCACGACGCTTGTAATCGGCCGACAAAGTGTCTATCGTGGCCGTATTCTCATCTTCCCAAACGATGATCGTGCAGCTAGCCGACCGGTACGTCATTCTGATTTCGTACATCCTTCTTTCTCCGTTCTCTGAGCATGTTGTCGCCGACTGTGACTCGGAACCCGAAGTTGCTGTAGAACTTCTTGAGCATCTCTTTGTCGAGAGGACCGTCTCGGTGAGGCCGTGCCCACAGAATCATGTCCATTCCCATCTCGTCGGCAATCTCGCAGACTTTGAGCATCAGACCGGTTCCGTGTCCGATGCTCTTGTATTCCGCACGCACATCCATCACCCGAATGATCTTCCTCTGTTCGGAGATCCGGAGATTGCAGTGTGCAGACTTGTATCTGACGTGCTTCATGTAATCAGGCATTGGACCTCCTTCAAGAGAAAAGGAGAAACCGTGTAGGTTTCTCCTAAAGACTTAGATGCGGTTGTGGAATGCGTAATCGGCTTTGCTGATCATGATCTCGATGGCGATCAACCATCGGTCAAAGTCTTCGGGTACCAGGACTTCAGCCAGCCACTCGTCTCGCAGTTCATGTAGAACCGTGAGTCGGTTTTTGGGCGTGTCGTCCTGGTTCCGGGTCCTAAGACGGACGGTGACGACGTTTTCGATGTCAGCAATGCGGTCTTTCGTAAGCATAGCCTTCTCCTTGTTGGGGTCTTCTATAATAGGCTATGTAAAGAAAGCGAGAGCCCTTGCGGGCTCTGCTTGATTACTCCGGTTCCTTCTTGGTGTGCTTCTCGATGATGTTCACGATGATTTCGGTGTGATCCATGCTTGCGAACCAGTACTCGGTAAGCTGAGTGATCTCCCGGTCTTGCGTCTCGATCATCGTAGCCAGCGTCTGGATGAGATTGTTGATCATCTCGTAACCGCCCTCTTGATGGGCGACCACTTCGATGCCTTCGGCTCCTCCAGCCGTGATTACGGCGATCAAGTTGACAATCTGGGTGATCTTTTGCTTTGCGATCTGACGCTTTTCAAGCAGTTGGATCTTTTCTTCGCTCATGTCGGGAATGGGCATGAGAAATCTCCTGTTGGTTGGGGTCTTCTATAATAGGCTATGTATTCGACGCGAAAGAAGAGAGGCCTTGCGGCCTCTGCTTCTCAAGTCTCAATCTTCCTTGGGGTACAGTGATACGAGGCAACTGGTGTTGCTGATGCGCTCGACCGTGTAGACGTACGTGCCTTCGGGGACGCTCTCGTTGATGCCTCCTTGACTCACGAGGATGTTGTATGCCTCGACTGAGCTTTCGGAACCATCTCCATAAGCGTTCCATCGGCCGTTTTCTACGACGACTTCGAGCATTGCGATGTTTGCGTCGATCATGGTTTCTCCTAGAGTTGGGGTCTCATTATAGGGCTGGAAAACCATGCGAAAGAAGAGAGCCCTTGCGGGCTCTCTTGGATCACACCGTTCGGGTGGCTCGTGCGATCCTGTCGTTTTCTGCGGCGTTCGCCAAGTCACGTGCCGCCGTCCGGGCAAGGCTTTCGAGTACCTTGTGGCCGAAGACGATCGTGTTGGCAATTCCGATCCACATGAAAACGCGCTGGGTGCGAGTCATGAGCTTTCTCCTTTGATGGGTGTTTCCTTCATAATAGGCTATGTATTATGTGCGCAAAACGGAGAGCCCGTGTAGGGCCCTCCGAGTGAAGTGTTACTTGATGGACGTGACCGTGGCACCACGGTCGTCATTCGCCATCTGTACAGCCTCGTCGATCTCAGCATCCGTCTTGGCCGAGAAGCTCTCACTGGACTTGGCGGCTCGCTGCGCAGCGTTCAAGCTGCGTCCGAGGGCGCGTCCGTCCAGATAGGCTTCCCAGCACTGTGAGATGGTGAAACCGATGATGGTGAACAGTACGGCGGTGATGACGATGCTGTAGGTGATCATGGTTCTCCTTAAGTTGGGATTTCATTATAGGAGAAGTAAACCCTGCGAGGGTCTGGTGGGGAAGGCGACTTATAGAGATGGTTACTTACACAGCGGGGTCCCTTGTGATTGCCAGACCGCAGGGGACGGCTTTCGGTAACGAGAGCTCAGGCACGTTGCTCCCCACCAGACGTTTATGGAAACTCGATGTATACTGGATGTCCCGGTCTGTGTTGACAGAAACCGTCTTCGTCTCTCTCAATACCACAGCATGTGTCGGCTTCGTTCGGATCTGTTGTAATGACATTGCGCCGCTCTAAAGCTGCTAGCGCTTGAAGCAGGGACTTAGCCATGCTTGCCTTCTTTCTCAAGAGAAAAGGAGAGACCGGGTCGGTCTCTCCCAAGTTCCTCAGAGCATAGCTGCTACTGTGAAGAACAGCGCGGTAAACGTGATGCACATGCCGATGCAGAACGTCAGTCCGAACCAGTAGAAGAAGCGGCCGATGGTACGGTTCTCCTTCTTGATTCGGCTAACGAATGCAACGAACAGCGCAACAACGAATGTGGCGATGAAAATCATGGCGGTCTCCTATGTTGGGGTTCTATTATAGGAGATGAATTTCGCGCGCAGAAGCCAAGAGGCCAGGAGTCTCTATTGAGTCTCAAACTGGCCTCTCGGCGTGTTGCCCCCCGGCAACAGCTTAGCGGGTCTTGTGGGGTTGAACTGACGTACTGCTCAGCGTGTCCATGAAGTTCTGAACGGCGGGGATGATCTCCGTGAGCGTGAAGTACGTACCAACCGCTATAACGGCCAGCACGACTGCAAGCATGACGTAGAACGTCCCTACCGAGTCAAGCTTCTGGGCCCGAGTGCGGTTGGTGTTCATTTTTCCTACTTTCTGTGTGATTGGTGGGGTTCGTTATAGACGCTGTAAATCCTGCGAGGGGACGCCCAATTTGTACGCCTAGTCAGGGCTTGGACGCCCCCTCTGGAGTAGGAAGTACTGGGGGTTGAAACCCCTAGCGCTTGAACACCACCAACAGGATTGCGATGGCAGAAACAACCAGCGAGATAACACTCATCGTGTAGGCGGACATCGGACTCACCTCCTTTTTCTCTCTGTTCGAACTCTATCTGGGCGCAAGGAACCATCACCGGGGGCGGTGTGTGTAGGTTCGGCTGTCGTTTAAGACTGAGCGCTGCGCGGGGGTGCGCCGCAAGTCCCCATCAGATTTGGGGAAGTAAGCTGCTATCTCGTCCTTACAGCTTACTTCGTTTCTACGGGGGATGGGAGGGAGGTTCCACCCTCCAGGCTGAGTCCCATCCGATGATCAAATCAGTTCGCCGCGTCGTCTCTGGTGGGGGCGGCAGCCACCGGCGTGAAGTCCTCGGTCCGCTCGCGTAGGCAGGGTCCGACCGTAGGGTTCTCCATCGTCGCGCCCCGACAAACGCACCCCAGATTCGGGTACTTCCGACACTTCGGCCATTCAGCCATCACTCCTCCTCTCGCCCGGGGTCTGCTCGGAGGCGCACTTGCTCGGGTCGGTCAACTTCGCACCTTCGCCGTAGTGCCATTCCCAATAGGCGGCTTCCTCGACGCGCTCGTGGTCGGCGCGAATCTCCCGGAGCCGCTGAACCAGTGGATGCTCAGTGGCGGTCATCGCGAACCAGTTCACGAGTCCTCCTTGCTTTTGGGAATAAGATTAGTGGAGGGGAGCCGGGCAGACCTACACGACCCCCCTCCTGCGTAGTTTAGCAGCCAGTCCACGCCTAGACTGATGGGATTCGGGCCCAACACCCTCACCCATGGACGCCGCTCGGCGGAACGGAGAAACGCCGTCACGGAACCCGCGTCTTTACAGCCTGTGGCCCGAGATTTCACACTCGCACTTAGCAGGCTCGTCTTTTTCATCGTCCCATGCAATGCCGTTGCAGTTCTGATGCTTGTCTTGTGCGCATTCAGGACAGATTACTTCATCCACGGGAAAGCTCCTTAACATCTTGGATCGCTTGACATAGATGGCATCAACGGTGCGATTGAGCTTCTTCGACAGAGCAACCACATCAAAGTCCTTGTCCAGAATGAGTAGAAGATCTTCAGCGGTCCATCTCTGTCTCGAGCCGGGTCCCCTCTTGGGTGCTGTGCCTTTCGCTACAAGTCTTTGCTTAGCATCGTTACTATGCTTGCGTCTTTTTGCGCCGGTACTCGGCATCTTCTTTCTCCTTCTAGTTGGGCTTGAGGTGGCCCCTACCCAGCGATGACCGAACAGCTATCGCCATACGCATAGCTACTAGGTAGGGGCCACTAAATTTAAGAACAGCAAGTGGGCACGAGTCAAACCCCAAACCTTATCTGAAGGTGCCTTGCTGTTCGACTAAAGATGGACGCCATGTTGTTGAGAATGTGGACATGAAAAGACACCCGGTATGAGCGAGCGCTAGCAAGCATTCTCGGTAGCTAGGTCGTAAGCCCTGATCCCCCCGGATCAGTTTGGTATGGCCATTCTCACAGCCAGCTCTCGCTGCGAGTCCATCAAGTTTTTAGGTGCCAGGATCGGTAGTCTCTTGAGGATCACCTGGCATGTTCAGCACTCCACTAATCTACTCTGTGCTTGCCCCATGTATTAGAGGTTGACAACTCGATCAAACCAGATTACCCGTGTAGAGGTCTTAAGGGTCACCGATTTGTCGTAGCGATGTGCCCCGAATTGTTAACCCGGTACGGGGGCCCCGGAGAGCTTAGCTGCCGGATTCCCGGAAGCCTAACGAGGTTGCTCTTACCCCGCGTGGGTTGCCTATCCGCCCCAGAACTAATGCCTGGGCGCAAATAGAGGACTGCCATCCGACTGCCTTCGCCACCCTGGCAGGGGTGCTTATCGGGAGTAGTTAAGGTTACGTTAGCCTCACTGTTTTCCCCTTTTATTACCCACTATCTTTATCGCCTATTAGCGATAAAGAATTCTAGCTGAGGTCCGCGTTCTTGTAGTACTCCTTCTCCTCGGGCGTGAGGTTCTTCCAGAACTCGGTGACCTCGTTCAAGTTGACGGGCCTGGAGCCCCTCGCGAAGAACTCCTTCAGGTCAGCGATCTTGTTCTCGGGCATTTCTGTAATCCCTTTCTTTTCTGGACGAGGCGGATACCTCAAGGAAGAAGGCCAACCCCGTGTTGACCTTCAACCTTCAGACATCAGCTCCTGGGGAACCAGTCACGCACCGGGGGGATCTTGGTCCCGACCCAGAACCCGAGAACGATCACGACCAGCGTGAGAAAGATGTTTCCGATCGATCGCTTGCTCTTCTTGCTCATGTCACACTTCCTGTCTTCTATCTGTTCGTTCTTCCAACCTTGAGAGCTTCACCATTCGGGTGCTTCCTCGTCATGTGGTTGTTCATGATCTGGAGGGCAACACCCATGTCCATGTGCTCCACAACTTGACCGCACTCGTCACACACGAGCCGGCGACCTTCTGAGATCTGATCGATTTGGTCTCCCATCAGAGCCCCCTCAAATCCTCGACACGAACCTGCGTGTCTCCGTCGAAGTCGGAGGTGCCCTCGAGCTTCACCTTCTCCTTCACAGGGATCTGCACCGTCTCTGTGACTGTGACGTCTGGGTGCTTCTCGGCTTCGTCCTTGCTGACAAACTGTCCCGTCTGGGCAGACCTTGACACCTGTCGGGGCTCTGCATGCTCCACGACCTGGTCGAAAGAAGTCTCGGACGGGTCCGTGTTCATCGGCTCGAACGACTTCAGGAAAGCCTTCTTGGTGAAGGCCTTGAACGAGTTCCCCGTGGCAGACATCTTGAGCATGTAGTCATCGATGAATGCCTTGGCCTGACGAGTACTGATCGCATTCTTGTCGATGATCTTGACGCAGCGCTCGTTACCCTCGCCTTCGATCTTGCCGTTACACCAAGCAGCAACCTCCTCGATGTTCTCATCGGTCACGACGACATATTCGACGTCGAAACTCTTCCTCTTTGCGGTCTTCGTCTCCATTTCCTTGCTTTCTCATCTAGGGGTGGGGGGCCGGGATTAGCCGCTTACCACACTGTTGTTGATGATCGTGACTGAGAGAACTCCTGGACGGAGCCGCTGAGCCTGCATAATCCAGTTCACAACGTCGTGCATTGTTGCACAGTCGTGATGACCTACAGACCCATTGGCTCCGTCCACGAGGATTACTGTGTAGTCCATCAGTCCGTTCGTACTTCGCGGGGAATCTTGACGAACTTGGGCTGGAGGATGAACTTCCTCTTGAACAGGTAAACGGTGCTGCTAACACCGCTTGCTGCCCCGAGGATGCCCATCGTGGCCAGGATCGCGTATCCCTGGCTTCGCGTGGTTCCGTTCAGATGGCCCTTGATGATGCGACGGCCAATGCTGACCGCAGCCTCTTCAACCGAATCGGTGTTCATTTATCTCCTTCACTCTCCTTTGTGACCATGACTACGATCACCTTGCTTTGTAACCCGAATTCTTGGTCGTAGGCCAGCCAGTCCTCGAGCACCTTTCGCTCGATTTCTGTCTGAGCTGCGATCGTGTCCATCGTCGATTCATCAAGAATGTAGGCCGTAGCCTCTTTCTTTGTGGTCATGTCTGACCAACCGGATCTTCCGGCTGCTTCGACGATTTCTTCTTGATTTTGAGTATCAGATCGCCATCCGCGTCTGATCTCCCCGTGAACTCGGCGTCATACATCACGCCATGATCGACCACACCCCAAACATGCCCTTTGAGTTCCTCAGCAAGCTTCTCTGGGGTGACGATTACTTCGTCGCCGGGTTTAATCACATTGGGATCTTCTTTTCTACTAGTGCCCGAACCGATCGTTTCTTAATCGGATTGTTCAAACGTGGGGGGCGCCTTCTAGCTCTGAGCTATTCAGTTGTGTCTTCGGGTGGGGGCGGCATCAATGAGAAGCCGACCTTGGTCTTGTTGGTCTCTGGATCGTACGAAGCTGTGACCGGCCACATGAGTTCTCCCATGTAGTTCGGTCCCATTGCACGCTTCATGTCGAGACCTGGACGGACATCGCCGTTGTAGTTGGCGTAGCCCGTTGCCTGACGTGTGTCCGTCACGATGTTGCCTCCTCGATCTCGTCCGGATCGCCCTTGATGATTCCTGCGTCATCGACCATCTCCATCAGGACGTCCCAACCCTCGAGCTCGATGACCTCGATGTGGATGGTGTCTCCCTCTGACTGGGCCTTCTGAAGATGTGTCTTCAGGGCAGCCCAGTCCGGATACGGCTTGTGACATGCCGGGCAGTACCGGCTCTCGCCGATCTCACTTGACGGCTGACTCATCTTTCTTAGTCCTTTCTTTTTGTTGGACGTCAGACAAGACAATCATTTTGGCTTTGCAACTATCGCAATGCCAGCCGCCTGACCATGGACCGGAACTCATATTTTCATGAGCGCAGTTGGAACTTTGGGTTTGAGTTTCCGGAACAAACAGAAGGGGCCGACCACATTCGCCACAAGAAATGCCTCCGTCCCCATGCCCGTCGAACACCCACTCTTTGTGCTCGCAGAGCATTTCTCTGACCCACTGCCAGTATTCAGCTACTTTGCGAATTTCCTCCTGCGTCGGCTGTTCCACCTTCTTGCTCCTTTTTGTAAGCCTCGGATATCAAGAGCTTGTGGATGTTGTAGTCGATGTCGTAGTGACTTGCATGGATTTCGTGAACACTCGTTTCGAAGTGCTCAAGCTCAGTCGACGAAATCTCTTGAGCTTCCTCCAAGGTGTCGACAACTGTCAACACCATGAACTTGTCTGCAAGGTCGCCTCTATCCATCTTGCCATACGTCACTTCGCCTCATCTCCTGTGTCTCGCTGGAAATACTCATCCAGATCCTCAGTGGCATGAGAGATGTGCTCGACGTTGATTCGAACCTGGAATGCGTCGCGATCGAGAACCGGCTTCTCTCTGAGCCACTTGGCAGCGGCTTCAAGAACTGCTGTCTTGAATCCTCGAGCTTCTACTTCGTTCGGCAGTCGCTTTTCGGAATAATTACCCACTACTACCCCCAAGGGCCGGCGCAAGGTACAGAACGTGAAGATTCCTGTCGATATCGAAATCTTCCTCGACAAGGTTGTGGATCGTGTAGCGCGTTCCGGCAGGAGCCGACTTGAGGAACTTTTCGAGATCGGGTCCGCTGTTGTCTTCGTCGTTGATGACGTAGACCGCAACGATTCGCTTATCTGCCATCAGACACTCATCCCTGCCTTGCGCTCGACCCGAGTCATTCGGTCGCTGACGTAGTTGATCCACTCGGGAAGCTTCATCCCTAGTGTTCCCGGAACTTCCCACTCTTCGACGCTCGGGCCAGGAGGTCCAGGAAGTCCGGGCTCACCCTTCGGGCCCATTGGTCCTACAGGCCCTGGGGGTCCTTGAACTGTCTGGTTGAAGACATTTGAAACCTTGCCTTCAAATTCCTTCTGAGCTTCCTCCTTCCCGGCGTACATCCCGGCAAAGTAGGCAATGATCAGAATCACAACGGTCCAAAGAATCCCGATAGTGATCCACAAGAACAACATCAAAGACGAAACCTCCCTACTGAATCCTCGTGCTCTGCGTTGAGATGGTTCCACTGCTTGATGCAGAAACTGGTCTGGCCAGTCTCATGATCGTAGTGGACCGGCTCGTTGCAGAGTTTTCCGAACACAACGCCCTTGTGCGTGATGTGTCTTGGCTCGCCATCCTCCCCCAGTTCGAGGAAGATCTCGCTGTCTTCTACCGTGACAAACGTCTCCTCCTCGACCTGGATGGCATCGACCTTGGCCTGCGCGTCGATCTCGTCTTGCACTCGGTTCTCGAGCTGATCAGAGATCTCTTGGATCGTGATTTGCTGCTCGGGAGTAGGTGCCTTGATTCCGAATTCGTTGCACAACGCCAGGAGCGACCGAATGGTCGCGTCCCGGACGTTGTACTTGACCAAGTTGAGGTCCCTCACTTGGTCACCTTCTCCTTGGTGACCCACAGGTATACCCAAGATGCCGCCGCTACCGCGAGGGCGATCGGGTATGCTCGGTAGGCCACGTCTCGCGTCTTCATCAGAACTTGTCTCGCTTCCTTGTGTATCGAGCGGTGGTCTTCGAGGTGGGTTGCTTCTTCTCGAGCGACTGACCAACTACGGTTACCAAGATGTAGATCGCCGCATAGATCAGGATCAGCCCGAGAAGAAGCCACCACATCATCAGAGCTCGACCCTCCGAATCAGATCGCGAATGCGCTCCTGCAACGACAAGACCGAGACGTCAACGTCGTGCAGGTAGTGATAGACGCTGCTGCTCGCCCGGACAGAGTCGGTAGGGTTGGCGGCGGGAGTCGTGTCGTCTCCCTCACGAGCCAGAACCCCTCCGATTCGCATCTCCAGCTCGTTGAGAAGCTGGTGCGTGTCGTCCACGTTCATGCGGAGATCGCGCGTCTTGGCCTCGATCGGTCCGGCATCCTGCTGGATCTTGCTGGTGAATCGCATGTCGACCTGAGCGTCATCCATCTGAGGCATTTGTTTCTCCGTTCACTTCGCGCCGAATCTCGGCTTCCTTTTCCGCGACCTTGTGCCTTGCGGACTCGATTTGCGGCTCCAACCTTCGGAGACTCACTTGGTAGAACGTTTCGGTGAGCTCGTACGCGAATTTGATCGTCGCGATACTCGCACCGATTCCGACGAGCGTCCCGAAGGTGGGTCGCACCTTGATAACCCCCTTGTAGGGGTTGTACGAGACCTTGATCTTCATCAGGCTTCGCCTCTGGCCTCGCGCTGGATCTGATCCCACTTCATGTCGAGCTCGTCCTCAGCGATCACGACGTACATCGTCTTGAGGTAGGCCGAAACACCGTCCGTCTCCTGCGGAGTACCCTCGAACATCGTGTAGAAGTACGGCACGAAGGACAGATCCGCCGTGATGATCTCTGCGTCGTCCAGCAGCCCGACGTTCTCCTCCGTCAAGAGAGTCTCGTTGCGAGACTTCTCGCCGATCATCTTGATCCGCGGAGGACGGACGTTGAAATTGACCTTGCACTTCAGCACGCAGCGCTCGACCTGGTCCTCGTCGTCTGGGCGAGGCGCCTTGCACTTGACGTTCCAGCCGTCCGCTGCGAGATCGTCAGCCTCCCTCTTGGTGAGGTGGATGTTGAAGTTCCGGTCCCCCTCCGAGTTGAACGTGGTCTTGGCTCCGCTGAAGTTGGGCCACAAGATGCGCTGCGGTAGCGCATCCGTGTCTGGCACGGTGACGACCTCTCCTCGTGCGATCTTGATCCCCAGATGCTCGAGGGGGTACTTGCCTTGGCTCAGTGCCATGTGTCACTTCTCCTTTTTGGTGTCGGATGCGAATGAACCGACGAACTTGTGCTTTCGGTTCCGCTTGCTACCAGCGTCCTTCTTGCGAGAGACGCTGGCGTTCTTGAGGGTTCGCAAACGGAAGGGCTTGCGAGGTCGCTCGGTCATTCAGCGCTCCTTCTGCTTGACGATCACGATCGCGGTCCTCAGGTCGGAAACCGAGAGGTCGTACCGCCTGGCGATCTCGCGCTCGCTGACTCCTCGAGCCTTCATGGCCGCAACGTCCCTGAGGAACCTCAGGTCCATTTCGGTCTGCTTCTTGGTAGCCGCTGCCTTCTTCATGATGCCTTCTCCTTCTTGCCTTTGAAGGCGCCCTTCGCAGGTCGCTTGGACACCTTCTTCTTGGGTGTTACACCGTTCGCAGCAGCGAGTCGCTTTGACTTCTCGATCTTCTGCTGCTTGAGCTCTTCTTGCAGTCGCTTCTGCTCTTCGGCTCGCTGATCGCGGACCTTGTTGAGGACAGCGAGATTGCCTTCTTTCACGGTCGTCATGAACTTCTCCCTCTTTTCGAGGGCGCGAGCGTGCTTGATTTTGCGGGCAGTCATCTCGTTTCTCCTTACTTGTTGTTTGTGACGACGTAGGTTCGCCATGTTTGACCTTTAACCGTTCCGGATCGAGTGATCTGAACCCAGTCATAAGGTCTTGAAACTAGGAACTCGCCCTCTGCCAACACCTCTCCGTCTCTATACGGTCTGAGAACTATCAAGGTATTCCTCCAGCAAGGTTGTCGTGTCAGTTTCGAACACGATGTCGTCCGGATAGGTTTCAGCCCATCCAACAGCGCTGGCTTCCCACTTGAAAAATCCCCACCGGCCGTCCGGTCGAAGAATTGCGAAAACAGGCATCTGCTTGTCCATCTTCTTGCTCGCCTTCTTGCTAGTTGAGTAGATCCTCCACCGAAACGAATTGTTCGATGGTCTTCTTAGCTGCGTCCATCAACTTGTCGAAATATCTGTAGTCGATGTACTCGTCCGAGAACTCGCCAAGGTTCTTAGCGATCTCGGCCTCAATCCACAAATATCCCTTCGTGCCTGTGACGCTGAAGAGCTTGTCCTCGTCACTTCTCCTGTAGAGGACGCCTGCTCCACGAGTTCCTTCCTTCACCGGATAGAACAGACCGCTCTTACCGATGTACTGCATTCCCTCCACAACAGGCGGAGGCTTGTCGTACTCGAGATCCAGATACATCGTGCCCTTGGTGACCTGCTTAGCCTGAGCCAGATCATTGAGATTCACAATCTCTCCGGAGAAGAGATTCTTGAAGATCCAAGGCTCCTGGAATTGAGCACCCGTAGCGTGCCACTGACCATCCTCTGCATCGCGAGCCACGTAAACGGCGTCGTTTGCAAGAAGGAGCTTGTCATAGTTGGCCTCGTACTCGAATGTGTATCCGTACTTGTCTCCGAACTTCATCACCTGTTCGATGATGAAATCGTCAGCGTTCGGGATCTTCACCGAGTCCGTCTTGATGTGCGCCACGGTGTAGCCAAGATCTTGAATGTGGTGCTTCAGGTCGATCATGAACAGAGCACCGCGCTTGGCCACGATGTTGTCACGGTTGCGATCGTCCTTGAACTTGTTCGGAAATCGCGCAGCAGTCAGACCGTATACGATGTTGATCACGATCTTCAGAGCATCCGAAAGATTCTTCAGATCGCTCGGTTCGCCAGTTATGAACGGCTTGAGCCGCCCATCCAGAAGTTTTCCGGCCTTGACGAGGTCCTTATTCTTGATAGCGAGTCGAGCATCCACGAGATCGTTGAACTGCTTGGTGTACGGCCCGAAGAGGTTGAGAACCCGGATGCTCGTCGGATGCATCGAAGCAACATCCAGTAGAGCAACATTTTCGTGATAACCGGGCTCGGCGTATACGTAACCACCCTCTCCGGGTTCTTCGTCTCGATAGTAAGACTTACCCGCATCGTACACATAACCAGGAAACTCCTCTTTCAAGTTCGTGTACACGAAACTTGCTTGTGGGTTACGGTCATCTCCGAAGATGATCTTTCCGGTGTGAGCCTGGGTCGTGTGATTGACGCTTAGCCCACTCAGCTCGGCCAAGATCTGCCGAGCCTTGAAGTCTCCCTCACGATCGTCCGCTACCTCGTCGGTCGTCTGGACATCATTGCGGCAGTACTTCACTACCAGTGGAATTTGCTCGTCTGGAACAGGCTTGTTCCAAGGAATGCTGCTTTCCATGTGGTGCAGTCCCAAATCGATCTGGAACTTCTTGAGCGATTTCTTGATGCTGCTGTAGTCCCAAATATCTGCGTAAGACAGGTTGTACGCCTCTCCGAAGAGTGCGTCGTTCCTGTTACCTACGATGATCTTCTGAGACAGGTCGAACAATTGCTGGTTTGTGTAGCCCAGCATCCTTGCGTAGAGCATGTGGTTGTCGAACCGACGGTTGTAGAAACCGATCAGTCGATACCTCGAAACCAACTCCTCAATCTGCTGAGGTGTCGGGTTGATCATGTCGACGATTGTGTCCGCCGGCGCTCCTCTGAACTTCCAGCACACGACAAAGAGGTTCGGGTACACCTCAACGTCGTAAACGACGATTGGCTTCTCCGGCTGATCCTCCATAATCGCGTCTTCGTCGACCAGCTCCGACTTCCAGTGGATCCCCATCACCACGTTCAGTGCCGCCGAAGACTGGTTCGACGAACTGTTCGCAAACGAGATAACCTTGGGCTTGAGATCCGTGACGTCGTAAGACAGCCCAGACTCGTAAGCCTCGTCGGTCACCTTCTTGATGAAGTCAACATTCGACTTCGTGTGAGGATGAACTCTCTTCTGCAATGCTCCCATGATGAGATTACGCAGATGACGCTCGTCCTGGATTGTCTTCTCGCTCAGCACGCGCTTCTCTTTGAGTGGGAGGGCTCCCTCGCGCAGCGTACTGATTGGGTAGTTGTTACACTTAGTAACCCTACGTCTGAGGGACGAGTGTCCATCAAAGACTTTGACCTCGATTCCGCGAGAATAAGTAGAGGACAGTTGTGACACATCTCCATCGTAGAGATAGTGAAGGTGCACCCCATTTCCGCCTTGAGAAAGCTCGCCATATGTCGCAGGCCAATTGGACGCCGCTTCGATATTTCTCTCAAACGACTTGTTTCCGGACTCATCGGTGAGATCGAAATCGACGACGATGTGCTCTTGTGGGACCCTGACGTAGTGAAGCTCGTGAGTATCGACGTCAACCAGCGTGGTCTTGCTATTCTCCCACTTATACTTCGGCCTCCAGAGATCCTTTTCAGGATCATAGACGGCCTGCTGAGCCGGACAATCAGCCAAGACTTCATCGAGGAGGCTTTCCTCGAGATCGAGGACCAGGCTGTAGGCATGAGCTCCCTTAACAGGAGCTTTGAAAGGATGAGCGTTGAAGCCAATATACAGGCTCCTAACGTCAGCGTTGTTAAACCGTCCACGGTCTTTGTACTCCTTGAAGTAGCTCTTCAACTCTTCTCGTACTTCGTACATTGGACGCACCTTTTCGATGTTCGCATCAGAACAGTACTGCTTGTAGAGATGGTACGCCTGAGAAAGCGTAGTACCATCCTGCTGCTTGAAGATGTCCCAGTTGTATTCGATGAAGTTGAAGAACACGTTGGTCTGAAGCATCATCTCGTTCGGACGATATCCAGAGTAGTACTGCTTGCCCATTTCGCGATAAACCTTGAGACAGTGCGCAGCGATCGCACCCAACTCAAAGTCTACCTTCGCCATGAGAGCGTGGTAGTGGTCTTCACGGATGTTCACGCCTGTCGGACTGATATCGATCAGTCGTCTGAGCAGTCCTGATTTGGACGTCGTGATTTTGACCGGTTCGTTGGTGCCGACGAGCAAGAAAGCATTAACCCTACTCGAGTGAGTGGGCTTGTACTTCTCGTTCATCACCATCTTTTCGTGCGAGACGATGGAGTTGATTTTTGTGTTGTCGTTCAGCCTACTGAGATCAGCGTCCTGCTGAATCGCGACAAGCGGATTCTTCCCGAAAGCCTCTGTCGCAAACTGAGCATTCGCATTACCAAGAGCCTTGGCGTCGAAGGATGTGGTGTATCCTTGAAACAGTCGCTCGATGATATCGAGGATAGTCCCCTTGCCCGATCCTGGAGGACCGTACAGCACACCAAACTTTTGAACGTACTTGCTGTCGCCAGCTACAATACATCCAATGATCCACTCGATTTTGGCACGCTCTTCAACAGAGTAAAGAGTGCCTATCAGCTCTTCGTAGGCAGGACAATCCCCAGGAGCCAGAGCATAAGGAAGTCTATGTGAGACATAGTCCTCCTTCTTTACCGGTGTGTTGAGGAAGGTGAGATTGCTGTTGAGCTCATGTGCGTTGTCACTAAGAAGGTTGACGAAGTTCTTGAATGCTCTCCAGCTTCCATTGCTAGAAGAACGAAGATACTTCACGGCGAACGGTGCCGAAATATCTAGCTTCTCGGCATACTTCCGCAACTCCTCATCCACGAGCCGCTGCACGTCATACTCGTCTGTACTCCACAGACCTGCTTCCTCATCCCAGATTGCGTAGAACTGTTTCCCCTTCACCATCAGGTCTGTGAACCTGCTGACTTGGAAGTCTGGGATGATGTCGTACTCCCCCTTTCGCGGACCGCTCTTTACTTCGCTGAGAACAATCTTGAAGAAATCCATCTCACCTCCCTTCTAGCTCATCTCAAGAATGTACGACTCCATCTGGAACCACAGCTCCACTTCTCGCTGATCTTCTTGAGGATGCTGAAGCGGGAACAACCCGCCGTTTCCGTCGTAGCTGTACTGCCTCCAGACCAACCTCTCAATGATCTCTTCCACGCGGCCTGCGTGGTATCGTCTGTCGTTAAATCGTGTAAGGCCCAAGTTCCCGATCAGATGCCAGAACCACTCGCCCACCTCTCCTTCAGCCGTGAAAGAGAGATGGCGAGCGACTCCAATTAGCATCTCGAGTACCGAACACCCCAACTCCAACCAATGTTGGGTCGGATGGAGCATCGGTCCTGAATGTAGAAACTCTTTTCGGAGAGCAATGCCGTCCGCACAACGATTGTCATCGTTTGGAACTAGCATCACGAACTCTCTCTCGAAGAGATGCTTCAACAAGCGGTTGTGTTCGACTCCCTGTTCTTGAGGCCCTACCTGTTCTTTCAGCCACTCCAGGTAGAGGGCGTCAAGTTGTTCAGTCATCGTTCAGGCGGAACTTCCTTGGTTGTGAGTGCTTGATGTGCGGCTCAGTGTCGTCGAACCCCATGACTTCATCGGCGTACTTACCGGTTGATCGCGTTACGCAGAGATCGAACGGCGGATCGACCGTCTCGTTCCGGATGTAAATCACATGCTCATCTTCTGATCCGTAGCCGAAACGAAGAAGGTTGTCCTCGCCGACCACTCGGTTGACGTCTTGGATGGGGTTGTACTCCTCCTGGTCGTCGACCAGAACGGAATCACCCTCGTACCAAGTGAACGCTCTCTGCTCGTGATCCGGCTCGTTCTCGTAGTACTCGACCTTGGTGATGATGTAGGGCTCCGAAGGATCTCGATCTGCCAAGAGCGCAGACAGGACCTCTTCGCCAGGAGGCTGGTACTCCGCGAAGGTGTTTCGAACCGTCACTTCACGCTTCTCAGTGACTTCCATCTCCTCCACAGGAGCAACGTAGGTGCCCATGGCCTGCATAGCCTTGGTCATGATGCGCTCCTGGGCTACCTCAGACAATTCATCCCAGGTGCCAGGAGGTGCCTCCTGACTTTCGTCGACCAAAGGCACCATTTCGGTACCATCATTCTCAGTCTTCTCCTCAGAGATAACCAATGGCGACCTGTGATAGAGCTTCTGGTAGTAGATCCGAGCTTCGGCGATCTCCTCGTCCGCGATTGCTCGGAACTTCTTCTCTAGTACCTTGAGGGCCACCAAATATCCGGCTCCTGCTCCTAGCGCCGCGGCAACCGTCAGCGCAGAAGGAACAAGAAGCTTGACATTGATGGTCTCCATCTTCACGAGGGACTTCATCGGTTCATCAAGCCATCGTCGAGCATGTGGTAAACGAGCCCGGCGACGTTGAAGTCGAGCATGAGCGCCCGCTGCGAGTTGTAGACTTCGGTGAACTTGATTTCCACGAAGTCGTCACTATTGTCGGAGGGGATGATCCATCCCACGAGCTGCCCGTGCTGCGTCACCGGAAGATCGAACTGCCGATAGACATCATTCAAGAACAAATATCCATCGGCGCGAAGCTTGTCCGTGAGATGCTGCTCGGTGATCTTGATGAGACTGACGTTGTACTCGTGACTGGGCTGGAAGACACTACTGCGCTCGTCCCAGATCACGGCGTATGGACCCATCTCGGTGGGTCTCGACGCCTGGACCTTCTTGTGTCCCTTGTCGGTCTCCTCGATCAGCTCAATGGGAGTCGAAGCATGGTAAAGATCCTTCTCCCTGGCCTCCCCGACCTCCTTGCGAACTCGAGCACGATATCCATCCAGAAACTGCTGGAGTGAGACGTATGCTCCGGTCAGGGCAGCGTTTCGCTGAGTGAGCTGACGATGGGACTTGGTGAGGCAGTAGATCGAAACTGCACCAACAGCGATCGCCGGCGCATAGAGCTTGGTCACCTCCAGCGCGCCGTTCACCATGATGTGGGCCCTCTGCTGACGAGCTTCCTCGTGAGCCATGCCCCTACGAGATTCGACCACGTCGACGTCGATGAGGTCCTTCTTCATGTGATCCACAACGGGCTGCGACTTGATCGTGGCACGGCAAGCCAGCACGGTAGCCGTGACGGCACCAGTGACGCCGGCGACGAAGAGAATCGTCGGCGAGTTCTTCTGAGTCTTGAGGACGGCCCGGCCTACTGCTCGACTAACCGTCTTCGGAACGTACTTCATCGATTCTCCTTCTTGGAATCACGGTTCGGGTTTCTCCTGAACGGAAGCCTGCTCTCCGCAGGAGCCCCGTTGTAGATCTTGGTTGCTCGGGTGTTGCAGATCGCGGCGTAGTACCCCTCATGCGAGTCCATACGTAAATGGAAGCAGGGAATTCCCTCCGGGACCTTGTGACGCTTGCAGTCCGTTTTTTCGAGGATCTCTCGGATCTTTCGAGTGAAATCCATCACCGGACCAGGAATTGATCGAGGACGAGACACAACATCTCCTACTTGTTGCTGAGCCTGATCGGCTCAGGAAGGGCCAGGTAAAAAGATCCTCGTGCCGGCACGACGTGCGCGTCGCCAAGCTCTTCCCACCCGATTCCGTAGTGTGTGTGCTCAGGAGTAATGTCTACTAGGCGAAGGAAATCTGCCATAGAACACACGTCGAACTGATCAATCAGGAGATTCATCTGATTGAGGACTTCCTGAGCTTCGACACGAGAATCAAGCTCGATAACGCTTGTGTCCCCGTCAAACCGAGGCTTCTGCTCGATCTGTCGACTCTCAGAAGTTCGGCCAAGAGCTCTGTCGGGGTTGTGTCTACTGATCGCGCTCGATCGGTAATTTCCTCTGTAGCGATTGTGAATTCTTGAGTCGGTATATCCACCAAACAATACGTCAACACCCTTGTGGATCGTGTCTTGGATGTTATCGCGAATGTTTGGGAAGAACGTGTCCCAGATCATGCTCGTCCACACACTCCGAGCGCTTCCTTGGAATATCGTGTCCCGGATTCGTCGACCAGTCGGGGCTTCACGAATGCGGCCCGGGTTCGTGACTACCGGCTCGACCACTCTCGACTCACGACTCTTGTGGCTCTGAGATGGGAACTGCTCGGTCATGCTTTCTCCTTGGGCAGAAACTGAGAGCCCAGGTCTTGGGCTCCCAGCAAATGGTCAGAACAGAGTCTTCGGAACTCCGTGTTCCTTCTCGTACTTCTCGTCGATGTCAGCGTCGAGCTGCTGTCCGAACTTGTAGGTCAAGCCTAGCAAGAACGTGATGCAGCCTCCGATCGCTCCCTTGACGAGAAGCTTTTCGAGCTTCTTGTTTTGCACGGGGCGTCCTTTCTGTCGGCGTTCTATTAAACACCAGGAATTTCGCGCGAAAGAAGAGAGCCCTATTTCTAGAGCTCTCTCTGGTTCACCGCTTGAGTGCCTTGCGATCGGCCTTGATGCGACGGTCAACTTCCTTCTTGTGGATCTTGGCGTACTTCCGCTGCGTGTTCGCGTTCATGAGCTTCGCGACTCCTGAGAGTGCGGTGGCTCCTGCGAGCAAACACAGAGCGGTGTTCTCTTCCCAAGCCTTCCTCAAGTCGGACTTGATCTTGTCGGCATTGATGTTGATCTGCATTGCGGTTCCTTTCGGTGGGTTCATTAGAGGCCGTGTTTCGTTTGCGAGGCGGGAAGTACGGCGAGACCCCAATCCAGCCTGTTAACTTCCCGCCCCGCAAATATAGACCGATTACTCGGTCGTACCCCCCGGGCTATCTTCTGCCCCCTCCGCAAGCTTGCGCTTCTGACGGATGTTCAGAAGCATCTTCGGAACGTTGTTGCCCTGCCGGCCCTCAGCAAAGAGCGTCTCGAACTGGTTCCGATCCATCTGAAGAAGCTCGTCTTCGCTGTAATCATCCCACTGCTTCTTCTCAGGCTTCTCCGGAAGCGTGGTAACGGTTGCGACGGGTCCTTCGATCGACGGGATGCCGTCATCGCCCGGATAGACCGGAGGCTCTGAGAGAATCTTTCCAGGAGGGAATCCCTCGGTTTCAACGTCAGGTACTGGATGAATATCCGGGCGCTCTGCCCGGATCTTCGCAGCAGCCTCCTGCATCTCCTTCGGCCAGATGCCCTCCATGAACTTGTTTGCGCGATTCGGATCCTCGAAGAGGTACCAGATGAACGCATCGAACGCGCCTGTGGCAACGAAACGATCCCAGATCTCGTTGCTCTTGCGGAACTCGAGACCGTCCGGACCGTGCTCCTGGATTCCGTAGGCGTGCTTGACAAGGATCTTGACGATGTCGAGCATCTCCCGAATCTCCGGAGGAGTCATCTTGCGCTCAGGATCCGGGTTCTCCCCGATGACATTTTCCTGGAAAGCCTTGAACCTCGCCTCCAGTGCCTCCAGCTCCATGTCGTGGGCGACTTCGAACCGCGTCAGGTTGAAGAACAGCGTACGGTTCATGGGCTTGCCGTCGAAACCCTCCCACTGGATGTGCTGCTTAAGCATGTGCTTCCTTTCCGAAGAGCATTTCCTGCTCTTGTGATTCGAGATTCTTGGTTTGCAGGACTTCACCGCTTGTGTCTGTGATCATGGCGGAGTGCCAGCGACCATAAACGGCTTCAGCGTCCTCGAGGTAGGTGGTCTGCGCGATCTCAACGAACTCTTCGTTCGCGGCTTGTCGAAAGACCTTGTATCTGAGCATGGTTCTCCTAGAGAGAAAGAGAGACCCAATGCATGGGGTCATTGGGCCTCTCGGTCTGGGGATCTGTTCAGTTGTCGTTGGTGTTCGTGTCGTCGGTCTCGACGTGGAGGTCGACGGACGCCGAACCGCTCGCGTTGAGGCGCTTCTTCACGTAGAGGAGCGCTGCGACGGCACCGCCGGCGATGGCGGCGCGCTTGGCGTTCTTCTTGGTGACGAGGCGCTCCCTGAGCGAGGGCTTCGGGGTCTCGACGACCACTGGGTCGTGGATCGTGGACATGTTTGCCTTCTTTCTTGGGAACAGGTTTCCGTTCATTATGTACCGTGTAATTCTCGCGACTTACCCGCAGTCAAAGAAGCAGTCAAGCATTCCTCGAGGCTCGAGAAACCACAATGATGACTCTCTTTGACTGCTCTTCAGAAATCCGGCACCGGGTCCTTCGTGAAGTCGATCAACGTCACCGCAGTTCCGTTATCGAGCAGCACCGGCGTGAGCACCAGATCACACTGAGTTCCCGATCGCCACCCGAGGATGTTCCCGATGCTCGTGTTCTCGAGTCCGAGCTCGTCGTAAAACGTGTTGAGGGACGTTCCACGTTGATTGTTGGCCTCGAAATTGACGAAATTCATGGCCCTCTTGACCTCCTCCTGTGTTGACAGGAAGACCTTGTTGGTCGTGGCGTCCTTGAACCATGACTTCCCCTCCGGAGTGATGTATCCGGCGGGCAGATCGCTCTCCTTGATCTTCTTCTTGGCGATGTCGTGGTTGATCTCGTCCATCTTCTTGAGCCCAAGCTGCTCGGCAGCCTTGTCGCGGAACTCATCGAAGTCTCCGGAGAGAACTCCGTATGCTGCGGCCAGTGCGGCGAGCCGCCGAGCCTGAACTCGGTTCGCAGCCACGATGCAGACGACCGTCATTACCCCGGTCGTTGCAGCAGGCACGTAGTACTTCCACGTCTTCTCGATCACGGCCTTGCGGGTGAACTCGAATGTCTGGTTTCCGCTCTCGACCTTGGCGACGATCTCTTCGTGCTGGATCTGTCGTGCGGCCTTCCATGTTGCCTTGACGGTGAGGTAGGTGGTGACGCCGATCCCGGCAACACCCAGAACCGTGAGAATCTGTGGCGATTCCTTGGCTACGAACTTCCCCACGTCCTTGGTGATGTGCTTGAGATTCACTGGTAATCCTCTTCTTCTCTGAAGTCCTGCACAAACTGGCGAACCTTGGGGTAGGCCAGCGTTCCGATCGCGATCCACTGAAGGATCTCATTGATGAGTTCAATCACCTTCTTGCCTTTCGCATCTCCCTGACAAATATCCAGATGAGCCAAACCGGGAAGCCGCCAAAGATGGCGGCTGTGATCAAGCACATGAAGACGTCGAACAGAAACGCGAGACACCCATACTGCTTGGGTGCTTGCTCGATGAAGATGTACTTGGTCATCAGAGATCAGCCACCGCTTGCTTGAACGAGTTGATTCGGCCTTCGACCGTCTGGACAGTGTCGGCAACCATCGTCTGGGCTCGCTTGGCTCCGACAAGGATGACCACAAGCGTGGTCGTGGAAACTACCAAGCTGGTAGTTGCGATGATGAGAGTTGCGAGTTGCATCATGACTCCTGTGGAATTGAGAACTTCTTGACATACCAGGCATACGAAGCGTCGTACGTGCGCTTCGCCAGAGTTCCGTCCGGGTAACGGGCGAGGAACTTTACAAGAGGCGAGCTCGGAATTGTTCGCCCGGCTTCGTCTTCCTGGAATCGAGGCTCGATTTCCACTCGAACTACCTCGCACCACCGGTTGCACTCCAAGATGCGCTTCCGGTCGTACTTGTTGTCGAACCCGTCAATGTCGGCCTTCATGAGGGACGACTCAACTAGCACAATCATTCCCGGCCTGAGCTCCGTTCCGTCGAACAACAGGTCGTCGTCCTCGGGGTTCATGACGTAATCGCGATCAACAAAGAGGGACTGCATGTCTTGCTCGTTCATGTTGGGATCTCCTTAGCTCTTCTAGCATGGACAGAAATATAAAGGAGCTGCGCGGCCCCTTATAGGGTGGCAGGGTAGACTACTACCTTCTCCTATTATAGGCCAAGATTTTTTTGCGAGGTCTCAGCCAAAAGTTAAGAGAAGCTGATTTTCTCATTTCAATTAGCTGGGTCAGCGCTCCAGTGTCACCTGGTTGCATACCATTCAATCCCACAATCGAGTGGGAACTAATACTTCTCATTAGAGGCGTTGCAAATTCTGCGAAAATTGGAGAGAAGAGGTACAACGCCCAACTAAAACGTTGTCGTTAAGTGGCTGTTTGGTCCGTGCCACCACGCCGCCCAGGATTCGAACCTGGACATTAGTGTGTCGGCATCCCTTACGGGATCTCTTCTCATAAGACGCCGTGTTTTTCTCGCGATTGCGCAGAAAACTACACCCCAGGTTTCAGGGTGTAGTTGTCGGCCTCAGCGAAGTGTGGCGTAGGTCTTCTTCGTCGACTTGACGGCTCCTCGGATGACGAACATGACGATCTTGTACGGGATGTACATGACAGCCATGAAAGCCAGGAAGAGGAAGGTGTTTCTCATCAGTTCGAAGATGTCCACGTGTTTTCCTTTCGTTTGGGGTCATTATAGGCCTAGAAATTCCCGCGAAGCCATACACAAAAGGAGAGCCTAGGTAGACTCTCCCGGTCTCAGCTATTGAGTTCTTCCCAGTATTCGGGGCTGTAGAACTCGATCGGGTCGATGCCCTTCTCCTCCAAGAACGCGTAAAACGCTTTCACGTTGCTCTGTTGAAGAGCGATGGCGCCGGCGGCGACCATTGTCATCAGGTAAGCAACCTTGTTTCGCTTGACGTGGTTCTTGAATGAGACGGCAGTCTGTACGATGCGGTCCATTTCTTCTCCTTTGTTGGGGTCATTATAGGGCCAGAATATCCCGCGACAAAAGACCTAGAGCCCGTGTATGGGCCCTAGGGTCTTGATCAGCTTTCCGCAGGTTGTTCCTTCTTCCACTGTTCGCGCTTCTTGCGCTCTCGGTAAAGCTCGTATGACTCCTTTGCCCAGAACACGACGAGCAGCATGGCTGTCAGCTTGAGCTGCCAGATGAAATTCGCCTTGGTTCGAGGGTGGAGGTAGTCGGGGGTACGAGCGTTCCAAGCGGTTTCGAGCTTCTTGAACGGGTGGTACATTGGGGTCTCCTTTGTTGGGTCTGTCATCATAGGCCTTGAAATATCTGCGAAAAGCAAGAGCCCTTGCGGGCTCTGCCTTTAGGCCTCGTCGAAACGAAGTCCGGGGATAAGTGATCGATGCCACTTCAGCTTGACAATCCACAGTGTTTCCGGCATTTCTGCTGGTACCGGATCTCTCAGAAGCATCCACTCAATGAGTTGGTGCCTCAGGTTCCATCGACGGTAGTAAACCGTGCCGAATTCTGTGGTGGTGTCAAGGAAGAACGGCTTTCGCTTAAACATGCGGTCTCCTTTGTTTGGGGTCATTATAGGCATGGAATATCCGGCGAAAAGGAGAAGCATTGCTGCTTCTCCTAGGGATTATGACTTGTACTTCCGGTTGTAGATGTTGTCGGCGGTCAGCCACGGGTGCTTCAAAGACACGTCCGGCTCGTTCCACCCAAACTTGGCACACTCGACGAAGTAGTCGATGTAGTTCAGGCAGTAGCCGAGGTGGACGAGTCCGGCACCGATGGCGAGCTTCTTCAGCATTGTTTCTCCTTCTGTTGGGGTCTTTCACTATAGACCCAGTAAATATCGCGAAAGAAGAGAGGCCTTGCGGCCTCTCTAGTCTACTCCTTGATTTCGTAGACGTTGTATTTCAGAACATTTCCGTAAGGCATCGGCTGGCGATAGAGCTCGATTCCGTACTTTCCGGGTTCGCGAATCTGGCCCGATTCGATGGCGGCGTTCATGGCTTCTGCATAAAGCGTCAGCGATGGATCGCCTCCGTCATGGATGGGCAGAGGCGGAGGGAAAGTGGCGAGCTCCACCACATAGCAATGATGTCCTTCGATGTCTTGAAACATAGGGTCTCCTAGTGTTGGGGTCATTATAGGCCTGGTAAGTATTGCGAGCACAAAAATATAGAGCCCCTGTAGATTGTGCTACAGGGGTCCTATATCGTCCTTCTGACGGTCCTCAGCGGAGTTTTCCGGCGAAGTTTAGGGCTCTCGAGCCGATCACGTGTCCGTGTTCGTATGCGACGATGACGAGGATTCCGAGGAGGTTCGCTCCTGCGATGACCCAGGTGTCGGGATTGACAGCTCTCTTGGAGTGCTTCTCCTTGAGCTTGTACAATCTCTCCAGCCGGTTCAGGCAGGTGGCGTACGCCTCAGAATCCCCATCCATCGAGCGCATGTCGTCTTCGAGCGTCTTGATCGTGAGATCGAGGCTCTGAGCTTCATCCGAGACTTTGCTCAGCAATGGGGTCTCCTTTCATTGGGATTCATTATAGGCCATGAATCCCTTGCGACCCAGTGGTGTCTAGGAGATGTCTTCGCGTCGGACGTTCAGAGTGATGTTCTGGCCATTCTTGAGCGTGTCTGGGTGTTCGTTCCAGTCGACGCTCTGATAGACCTGTCCGTCCTGCATGTCCTTGTGAAGGACTAAGTCACCAGCGCCGTCGTAATCGCTAGCCGCTTTCCGCAGAAAGAGCCCCAGGAACGTAGCGACGACAGCGATGGTACCGGCAACCTCGTTCTCCTTGGGGAGATCCCAAAGAGCGTCGAGTCCCAGATAGGCTGTGGCGAGCCCAGGGCAAACGACCATGACGAATAGCTTGAGCCGGTCGTACCACTTGTTATTCACTTGCATATACCGCTCCCCTTCAGTTTGCTAAACAGGTGGTGAAGTCTTGAACAGTGGGCAAGGGGTTAGTTACCAACTTGCCTCTGTTCTTCTGTGCCACTTCCAAGAACCGCTGCAGAGCCTGGTAGTAGTCTCTACCGGCTTTCTGCCGTCTTTCCTCAGAGTAAGGTGGCTTGTGACGCAGAATATCGAACAAGTCCGACTGCGCCTGTTGCAGATCGATGTTGGCCGAAGCGACTTCTGTCGTGTATGTTCCCCGTTCATTCAGAGACTCCAGCACATCAGCCAGAGTTGTCTGAAGACATACAACAACCTCTTCGATTCGATCTTGAGATGCCTGGACGTCGTTGCTCGCCTTTTGGCTGACAATCGCTGCCCAAGCCGTGATTGCAACGATTACCAAAACTGCAAAGTTGGCAACCCAGGGATAGCGCATGAACCCGGATTCGTTGCCTTCGTGGTGGTTTCCGAGGTTTTCTTTCACGATCGTGTCCACCTCATCCAACTCCTCCTTTATCTCTTTCATGCCTTGCATGAGTCGAGTGAGGTAGCCTAAGACGAAACCGATTGACAGCCCAACGAAGAGGGCGAGCAATCGGTCGTCAAACGCCATCGTCCTCCTCCTTCTTTGGCAGGTCCTTCTTCTCGTTGGGGGGTTGTTTGACTAGCTTCTCCTTTTGGGTCAGAACGTAGCCCAAGATTGCGCCTACCCCAGTAACCGCAGTGGCATTTTTGCCGACATCCAGCCCAATCTCTGGGCCAATCAGCATGACAACAGCGCCTAACACGCCAACGACGAAGAGGACATTGAAATGCCACTGCTTCATCATGCTGGTTCGTTGACCTTTCTAGGAAAGTTTCGAAGACAACGTCGGGTATCCAACCTCGCCGTTTTCGTCTTTGCTGCGAATGAATTCGGTCACGAACTGGTTCGCTGAACCATATCTTCCTTGTACCTTGACTTTATCACCGAGTCGGTAATCTTTGCCGTACTTGAAGTTGATGAACGGGGAGATTTGAGCGTCCACCGTGTGTTCGCGAGCGCCTTCTTTGCGCACGGCCCGAAGGCCAAGATCTTCAAGACTCTCTTCGAAGTCGTCGGCATCTTCACCGTCTTCCTTCGATCCTCCGTCTACGAAAGTGTCTCGACGATTCCAGCCCGTGTTTGTGCCTGGAAGTTCGTCTGGATCGGTGTAGTAGTGGTTGCGAGGGTCCCCCACAACATACGCACCGGTCTTGAGCTTTGCACTCGAAAAGACATACTTCGGGTGATCAAGATGGCCAGCTTTGTAGCTGAATACCACTTCATCAGTCAGATCGCGGCCCTTGTAGATGTCAAACCTACAGTTGAGAATATCTTCCACAAGCTCTGTGCTGAAAGCACCGCCGCTTCCGAAATTCACTTTGCGACCTGTCGTTCCATTTGGACGGATGATGCGAATTCCCAACTTCCCTGAAACCAGGAAAGTCAGAAGCTGCTCGTATATGTTGCCGTTCTGGATCTTACGAGCTTTGACGGGGCCATCGTCGGTTCCTGCCGGCATTGAGACCGTCACAACGACGTGAGGCAACTCGTTTCCAGCAGGATAGGTAGAGCTCGCACGGAGAATATCATCCCCCGTACCATTCGCTACCGCAGTCCAGACCAATGCAGCACAAGCTTCCTTGAGAGTGTACTTGTGTTGCATCTTGACCGTCTTGCCATATGGAGCGTTCTTCCAAACCCTGTTCTCCAGGAAGGCATCGATAGTCCTCCCCTTGATGACGAGTTCATCCACCCCGTCATCGTTCTCCTCGATCTCGTGCGAATCCACCATCATGACTTCGTTGCTGTCCAGCAGGGTGCAGAGACTACGTTCGGGTAAAAGGTCCCGTGTATAGTCAATATCCTGCGTGTGGAGCTCGAAATCACCACATGGTTGGTAACGCTCGGTCCAGATGAGAGTGGAATATCCCTCCACGAGCTCCTTGACTGAGAAGTCGTTTCGGTTCATCGTGAGAAGATCCATCAGACCCCCCAGTACTGAGCAGTGAACGACAAAGGGCCCTTCCACTGCCACTTCGTGGTCCCCGGAGGAACCTTGAAGATGTTGTAGCCGGGGTGAAGCGTGATCCACTCAGAGTCTTCTCGAAGAATGCCCATTTTGTTCTGGACAGTTCCTCCTTGCTTGTTCCAGTGGATATAGCGCTGACCAGGAATCGTAGAGACCGAAAGAACGTCTCCGATATTGAAGCCCTTGTCGAAAGTCATCCCAATTGAGTCGTCTTCAGCGACACGCAAATACCAGTGGTTCATTGTGTCGGTGAACTTAACAGCGAACTGGAATCCCGCTTCTGCTGTTCCCGGGTTGTAAACGTTGGGATTTGTCTCACTCAGCGCCGATGCGGGGTATGACGTAGCCGCAGGAGCCCTGAACTTGTCCTGTAGGCAACGAAGCGTGATCTGGACAGCAGGATCCTTGGCGAACAAAGCCGCCTCAAATCGAGTGCAGTACGCCTCGACAGTGGAGTGAAGAACTCCACCAGCCATAAGGTCGATCCAGACCTTTGGGTCGTAACCCGTCCTGAGCATGGTGTAGAGATTGTTTCGGAGATTCTTAACGTCTCCGTGCAGCATGATGAGCGCAACGATGTCGCGATCATCAGACTCGATTCCCTGAAACCTTCCCCCCGAGCCAGTCTTGGCGATTGCCACAGTCTGGTCCGGGGGGTCAAGCCCGTCGATGTTCTTCACCACATACGGATCTGCATCCGTAGAGTAGGGGGTGAAGGGCAAGTTCACCAGGTCAAGCCCACGAAGCCGGATCGATGTGATCACAGGCGTTCTCAGCAATACTGTCACTGGCCCTTCACCTCCTTAAAGAGAGCAATTTGAGACTTGGTTGAACGGTAGATTTCCACCCTGTTCGCTGGCTTGGGCGACAGAATGGTTTGGTTGAAGTTGTACGTCTCGTTGATCGACGCTGCTTCAATCCCACGCCGGCGGCTCTCGTTTGCCGAAATATCTTGAGCCCTGCGGCCCGATACTCCAGCATTGATGGTGTGTCGTCCGGACAGGGCTCCACTGATCTCGGAGGCGTCCCTAGCTAGCTGACTGAGATCCAGAACCGGGGTGATCTTGGGCTTGATCCCTTCCAGAGAATCGCCCATCGCCCGACTCTTGTTGAACGCGAAACGCATCGCGTCCAGGCTCTTGTTTGCCAGATCCTCAGATGCCCTTTCTGCTGAATTGGCATGCTTAGAGATTCCGTCAGCCAGACCCTTAGCGATCCACTGACCAACATCATCTCGCATAACCTTGGAGGGACTTTCGATTCCGAGCCGATCTCTGATCCAGCCCGGGATATGATCCGCAACCCACTCGAGCTTCTCCTGGACCCAATGCCAGGCATCTTCGATGCCGTTGACAACACCGTCGAGAAGGTTTCCGCCGATGTCCTTACCCCAGTTCAGCATGTCGTCCATCCAGCCAAAGAGCTTGTCTTTGACTCCTTGGATGATCCCCGAGATTGCCGCCTTGACGGTAGTGAGACCGTTGTTAAACTTTTCCTTCAGTCCAGCGAACCAGTCACCAACAGCATTCTTGATGTTGGTCAGAGTTTCCTTGACGTTCGTCAGTCGCTTGAACGCACCGATAATGTCGTCGATTGCTCCCGAACTCTGACCCCGCAGAAGCGCGATAGAGCCCGCAAGCAACGCAAGCGCGGCCGCACCGATGACGATTGCAGCAGCAAGGACGATAATCGCGGCGCTGAAGATGACAACAGCCGCTGCCAGAATGACAAGACCTGCGCCACCGATAATTGCGCCGGCCCCGAGTGCAACAAACGCAGCCGCGGCAAGCGCAAACGTCCCAAGCGAGTTTCCAAGAACATCCACCAGCAAGGTTACCCCATCGCCGATGGCCTGGAACGCTGCCGGACCCACAACCGCAATGATGCCCAAAGCAAAGGCAAAGGCAAGGATGCCCAAGCCCGCTAGAGCAATTCCCTGACCCACGAGCAATGCCGCAGCACCGAACGCCAGCATCACTGGTGTAAGAGGAGCCAGTGCTCCTGCAGCAATCACGAGAGCGGTGAAACCCAGCGTGATGAACACGAATGCCTTTGTCAGCTTGTCTGCCGGGATGGCCGACAACAGCTTGAGTGCTGCTGCAATGACGAAGATGGCTGCAGCACCAGCCAGAAGGCCGAGAGCTCCACCGCTCGCTAGAACCTTACCGGCAAGACCAACCGCGCCCAACGTCACGACAATAGCAACAAGGCTATTACTGAGAGCCTCCGCATTGATGCCCGAAATCTTCTCGAGAGCGTTTGCCAAGACCAGGAGGCCCGCCGAAGCAATCAGCAAGCCAACTGATCCCCTGAGTGCAAATTTGCCGAACGCACGCATGGCCAGACCGATGCCGATAATCACCGCGGCAGCCTTACCGCCACCGTCGATGATCATGCCCCAATCGAGATTGGCGTAGAACTTCAGAGTTCCAGCAAAGGCCACAAGAGCCGCCGACAGAATGAGCAAAGCCGCAGCAGTTGCAAGGATCGTAGCGCCGCCACCGGTCTTGCTCAGAATTGCAGTGGCTGCAACAATACCGCCAACAACAAGCCCAACAGCCTTTAGACCCTGAACGAGCTCTTCGGGCTTAAGCTTACCCAGAATAGCAACTGCTCCGGCAAGGATCACAATAGCCGTAGCGAACGCCACCATTGCAACGCCGAGGCCTGACATAGCAAGACTCTTCTTGCTGACGTCCTTGAT